GCCTGGTCCTGTAGGTCAAGGGGGAGGACAAGTAGAAGGAGTCTAAATGCCAAAAAATACAATACAGGATCGAAGTTATGACAGAGGATACGGTAGATCATCAACGGAAACGTTACTGAAGGATTTAAACCGTAGAAGGGTTCCACCAACAAGTGAGACTGCCAGACGTGATCCAAGATCGAAATTTTTGAATGCTGGACCTACACAGGCAATACAAGACCGTGGTGGAGTAATACCAATCTTACGGCCTTCTAGGAAAGAAACAACCAGAAATTTAATTTATGATCGTAATATAAAACCTAAAAAAATTAAATATCGTTTAAGTTAAATGCCAGTTCAAGTATCAAAAACTAAAAGCGGAAAATATCGGGTAAGTACACCTGGGGGAATCAAGGCAAAAGGTACAACTAAAGAAAAAGCAAAAGCTCAAACTCGGCTTCTAAATGCAGTCGAACATGGATGGAAACCAACAGGAAAGCCAATTGCCAAAAGATTTAAGAAAAATAAACATACTAATGAATATATGCACTCTGATATGACAACTGGGAAAAATACAGTTTCAGATGAATGGAAAGACTATTTCATAAGAGGTGGAAACGATTAAAGAAAAGGAGGTGAAAATAGATGGCTGCAAGATTTACGTTTATAGCGTCTGCTAATCAGGCAACTAATGGAGTTTCATTAGGTGCAGCAGGTCAGGACGTGATTGTTTACAAGATACTTATTGGTACGCCAGTAGGAGCAGGTGTAATTCGTGTTTATAACAAAGCAACTGCCTTTAATGCGGATACTGCTGATATTGCACACAGAAACACCCAACCGACTTTTGGTGCGGGTAATAATTCGGTAAGAGAGATTGATTTTGGTCCAGATGGTTTGCGTCTTGATGGAGGTAATGTCCAAACATCGGCAAATGAGGATGTTACTGTGATTTGGGATGTAACAGGTTAAGCCATATAGTTTTATGAAACATGGCGGGGAAGGTCAGGAAGGTTATATGAAAAATGAGTCTGACGAGACTCTTAGACAACATGGTGGAGAGTGGAAAGATGACGTTAATACTGGCAAGGACCGAACTAAGGTCAAGACTCCACACGTTAATGATTATCCGGGTTACAAATCACCTGGAGAAGAATTCTAAATTTAAAAAATAAATTTAGGCTAAATTTAGCACTTTAAAAAGATTTGAATAAATTTGATTAAGAAGGTTCGAATCGTTCTCGTAAAGGACGTAAAAACTTCTTAAATCCGGCTCGTGTCCGTTACCACACGTAAGAAAGGAGGTGAAATAAAACATGGCAGATGACAAAGCCAAGTCAGACGTAAACGAAGAGGAAGATGAGGATGTCCTTTCGGAGTCGTCAACCGAAGAATCTGAATCCGAATCGGAATCCGCTGAGGCGGCGTCACAGCCTTCCGAAGAAGAGGAGGAAACCCTTCCTGAGAAGGAGACTAACGCTAATAAGCGTATCAGGGAACTGGTCGAGGAGAATAAACGATTGAAGGTAGATGCAGAATCGAAAGGTACTGCTTCAGTGCCTCCTGCTCCTCAAGCTCCAGATAGCAGTGTTTCAGAGGAAGCTCGTAAGGCAGCAGATGTGCTGCATACTAAGATGGGTTTCATCAAAAGAGAAGACCTCGAAGAAACGCTAAAAGGTGAGCTTCAAAAGTTGCAGGATCGAATTATTCTCGATCAAACCCATGATCGTTTGGAAGTTAAGTACAACGGCTTTGAAAGCACTCCGAAATATGATCGGACAGTAGTTGAAGATCATATTCGAAGAACAGGGATTTTAAATCCTGAAGTAGCTTACAAAGATATGTACGAAGATGAACTGCTTGATTATCACGTTAAGCAGATTATCAAGAAAAAGGCTCCTTACTCAGAGCAACCTGGCAAACCTGCTCGAAAAGCTCCACCAGGGCTTTCGAGAGAGGATATTGCCAAAATGACTCCTGGGGATTACGAGAAGAATCGAGCAGATATCTTGAAGCTTGTCGCCTCTGGAGAACTTTAAAGTAAAGGAGGTGAAAAAATAATATGCCACTAGGTACAGCTCAGATGACGATAACGACCGAAGCGGTCTTTATCCCGGAGGTATCTAGCCCATGCCTCACCATACAGTAATGTATGGATGGAATAGTTCCTAGGGCAATCGCACTTTAAAAATTAAATACTCTCTAATTAATGGGGAAAGTCTGAAATGATAACCCTCAGCAAGTTAGATATTATATCCTCATTATGGTATAATGACTGTATGACTAAAAAAGAGCTTTTGGCTTATACAGCAGGTATCATAGACGGTGAAGGATATTTAGGGCTTATACCTAATAGCAAAGCTAAAAATAGTTTTGCTCCCAAGGTAAAAGTAGCTAGTACAGATATTAGATTAGTAGAATTTTTAAAAGATAGTTTTGGAGGACATTTGGATAAAATGCGTGTTCACTCTCAACCTAATCACAAAAATTCTGCTATGTGGACACTTTCTAATAAGAGAAATGTTGTTCCATTTCTAGTTAGCTTAATGCCTTATCTGAAAATTAAAGATAGACAAGCAAAAGTAATAATAAATTATTGCAAATCTTGTTCTTACAAAGAAATGCGACAGAAAAATAAAGCAGTCGCAATTGAAAAAAGAATCAGGTTCTATAAACAAATACGTCTTCTTAACTTCAGAGGTTTAACAGCTGCAACGACTGAATGAGAGTACCCCTACCGGATAATACCGAGGGTGAAGCGACAGTCTGAACTTACAGGAATTTTAACTGTAAGAGGTAACAGAAATGTTTATCCGCCTGATTTTTTCAGGTTTGAATAAGTAACAGCAAAATTGATGGGCTAATGAGGTTTTGAGGGCAACGGAAGCTGCCTTAGTTATGGCGCCTTTAGTGAAGCGTTATGATGCGATGGTTCAGGGTAAAGGAGATATTCTTCATATTCCTAACCTTACAAATCTAACAGCAAACACAAAGTCTGCCAATACTCAAGTTACGCTTCAAGCACCTACCGAGACTGATAACACAATCAATATCACTACTCACGTAGAAACATCGTTTTTAGTTGAGGATATTGCTAAAGCTCAATCCCAGTATGACCTGTTATCCGAATATACGAGAAAAGCAGGTTTTGCCATTGCAGAGAGGGTTGATACCGATTTGCTTGGTCGTTATGTCGGGTTTACCAATACAGATGTTGGTAGTTATGGTACAGATGTAACTGATCCAGTTCTTGTTGGAGCAATTGAAGCCTTGAATTTGGCTAATGCGCCTCTTGAGGATCGAGCCTTTGTTATTCGACCTGAACAAATGTCAGCACTTCTTTTGATTGATAAATTTGTTCGGGCAGATGCGGTAGGCCCTGGTAATCAGAGAATTACTGGTGGGCCAAATAACCGTTACCTGTACGGAGATTTATACGGACATCCGATTTATTTCTCAACAAACGTACCAATAACTGCTGGTACGCCAAGACAGGAGCACAACATTCTCTTCCACAAGGAAGCGATTGCTTTGGCTATGCAGATGAAACCAAGAACTCAGGCTTCCTATATTCAGGAATACTTGGGTAATTTGGTTACTGTTGATACCATTTACGGTTTCTCGGCCTTGAGGACTGATTTTGGCATAGAAATTCGATCGTAAGATCGTAAATCTATGCTGCGTCTAAAAATAGGCGCCGTCTTAGGCTGGATAATTAAGGATACTGTTGAAAGCCACTTAGCTTTGGCTTAAGTTATTCAACAATATTCCTTTAACTTTGTGAAGTGGTTATCCAGCCCATAGAGGGGAAATTCATAGAGAGAAAATTATGTTAATTAAGATTAAAGAAAAAGTGCCAGGGTCAAAAATAACTATTGACCGACAAGCAATTAAACGAATTCATTCTCAAGTTACAACACATGAGGGTGAGATTCTTGTAGGTGTAAAAGGAGAACAATATCGTAAAAAGTGGGTTGAAAATGGTAAGTATAAATTACCGATTAAAAGGGGGGAAGGAAATTGGAAGTCGCCATTTTAATACCTTCTAGGGGATTTATTTTTACCGATACTATCCAATCGGTCTTAGATAATATGTCGGAAGTACGAGTTCCTTGTACTCTAATTTTTGAAAATATGAAACCTATTCCAGAAGCTCAAAATTCTATTGTTGCCAAGGCATTATCAACCAAAGCCGATTATTTCTGGTTTGTAGAAGAGGATATGATTTTCCCAGAAAATACGCTTTCTACGATGGTTCAGGCTGCTATACAAACTCAATGTGATGGGGTTATTGTAGATTATCCGGTTGGCGACCATTGGTCAACAATTTGCCATAAAGATGGTAAGGTTCTGTGGTTTGGTTTTGGTTGTACTTTAATGAAAAGGAGCGTTTTTGAAAGAATCCCTTTCCCTTGGTTTGAAACAAGTAAATCAGTAAAAATTACAGATACAAAACACATGGAATATGAAATTGATAAAAATACTCCTTTTAAGTATGGAGGTCACGATATTCTTTTTGGTCTTAAATGTCAGGATATAAAATTGAAACTGGCTGAAATTAGGGAAATTAAAGCCGGACAGTTGAGATTAATAGAACTTGGTAAAATTGGATATAACAATGGAGTTCATACTATAACTCGACTTGAAGGAGTAACTAAAAATCAAGAATATTTTTCTAAACCTGAATCAAAGGAGGTGAAACATGGCTTTGCCTCATTTAGTAATTGATCCAGTTAAAAGAGCAGCGGAAATTACTGGTACTGGTCAAGTTGTTTGGGACCCACCAGACGGGAAAATTTTTATTATTACTGAAGTTACTTTCACACCAAGTGCTAATTGTACTTTTACTCTTTACGATGAAACTGATTCTACAAATCAGCCTCAAATTAATCAAAGAGTCTTTAAGGGAGAAATTTTGGCTGATACGCCGACTCAATTAGTTTTTAATTTTGGATGGCCAAGTGGAACTCGTAATAATAGGCTTTTTGCAACAACAACAGCGGGGACTGTTTCTGTTCAAGTTGTTGGTTATGAAATGTAATAGGAGAAAAAATGCCAACTCGTTCTATAAATTCACTTGATCCTCGATATGAAAGATTACCTGAATTACGGCAGAAACGATTTATAGCTGGTATTATTAATGATTTTAAATTAACTTTTAAATCGTTTTTTAATAATCTTTTTTATAAATTAAACAAGTTAGAGATAGCTAATTACCAATCTCAAATTTCTTCTAAAGAGATTTTGGCAGAAATTAAAAAAAATCCTCAAGAAACTCAAAAGCTTATTCAATCACAACTTTCTCAGACTAAAGTTCTTCTTGAACAGCTTTCGGCAATGGAGACGCTTTCTTTTCAAAATAAAGAAACGCTTGAGGAAGCTATAGAAGCAATCCGTAATATTAATATTGAAATACCACAAGTTAAAATTCCTGAAAATGTTTCTATTAATAATTTCAATCAGCTTGAAATTCCTCTGCGGAATCTTGAAAAAGTTTTAGGAAAAATTTTTGATAAAGAAATTAAATTTCCGCCAATTCAGCAAATAAAAGGATTAGTAACGATAGAACAGCTCCCGAAACTTACTCAACTTAGCGATGTTATTTTTCTTCTGGAAAATGTAAATAAACAATTGACTGACTTGAAAGCTGTCAAACCGGCAGATATCAAAATTCCTAGTTTCCCCAAAGAAATTAAGATGGCACAGACCAATCAATTAATTAATTTGCTTGAATCAGTCAGAAAAGAATTAGCGGAAATTAAAGACAAAAAGCCCCCAGAATTTCCACAAGCAATTTCCGTTGATAATTTTCCTATCCAGAAATATCCTATGCCAGTTACACAAATTAATATCTTGCCTTTAAATGGAGCAATTACTACAACAGCGACAACGGTAACAACCATAGCCACCAAATTGCCTGCCACGGCTGCTGAAAGCCGTAGGACAATAATTGTTTATAACAATGATGCAACAGCCACTTTATTCCTTGGAGGAGTAAATTTGACCACTGCTAATGGACTTCCTATTCCTCCAGAATCTTACTCTCCGCCTTTTGATGCTGGAGTTAGAACAACTTTATATGGCATTGTTTCTTCGGGTTCTATTAATGTCCGAGTTTTAGAAATTGCAATGGAAACTGATAGAAGGGAGACAGCCTAAAATGGGCGTGACTAGAATTGGACAAGCTTTTCCTAAAAGTGTAACAGATCATAGCGATTTAACGGGTGTAACTTCTGACCAACATCATGCCCAAGCTCATAATGTCCTTTCTGCCTCTCACACCGATACCCTTGCCGCCTCAGCAGTCCGTGGCGATCTCATAATCGCCAACTCTACCCCTGCCTGGTCAAGAGTGGCAGGAGTTGCCAATGCGGTTTTGCAATTTACCACAGGCGGGGATACCGCCTGGACTACCGCCCCTAAACTTGCCTCAATTAACGATACGGGGGCAGGGGCAGGAACGACAAGGATTGCTTTGGCATCAAGTGGGACTCACCTTACTCTGACGGGTGATGTTAAGTTCAATACCGCCAACACCACAAGCACGACTGTCCCAGGCGTACTTATCAATTCCGTTACCACCACAGGCAGAGCTTTTCAAATTGACGCCGCTTCCCTAACTACTGGCAGGGCTATTCAAATAAACACTAATGCTTTAACTACGGGGCGGGCATTATCCATTGCCAATAGCGGGTCTGTGGTAGGTACAACCGCAAGAATAATTGATGTTGATATTGCTACCACCACCAATGCCAATGTTTTGGATGACTCATTTTTGGATAACACTACCGAAGCCAACTCACCTGGGGGAACGGCTTTCAGCTTAACGGTAGGAGCGGCTTCATATACCTATGTTGGCAATANAGCCAACTTTACTGCCCAAATTCTTGATAGGTCGACTCTTGCCGTTTACTCAGGAACGCCTGTTTTGGCCGTTGAGTATTCATCAAGTGATGATATAGGTGACGGAACAGGTGAAATAAACGGTTGGACCGCAGTTACGGGACTTACTGACACTACAAACATTTTAAGACAAGACGGCAAAATTTCCTGGACTGACCCAGGAGCCGCCTGGATAACAGGAACAGTTAGTAGTCAAGGATTGGCTGGCTTCACCCGCTGGATTCGCATCTCGGTAACAGGAGCAACAGTTACTACCCAACCAACCGCTTTTATGCTTTCCCAAAGTGTTACGGCAACAACAACAAGGCTTGCTTCTTTGCGTTCCCATAGTCTTGACCGAATGGTAGTTGCAAGTGACGGAACGGTAGATGTTTTTAGAAAACTGAAAATTGGACAGATAAGTGGCGTTGATCCCTTAGGCGGGCCATTCTTGGGAATAGGTTCGGATGCTTTTATTTACCCCGCCAATGCCAATACCAAAATTATGGAAATTGCGGGGAAATTCCAGATAGACAACATTACTCCTGTTGCTCTTATTCAGGGGATAAATCTTGCTATGAAGGTAATTATCGGTACGGTAACGACCTTTGATATTTTTCCTGCGACAATGCAAACAACCTCTGGTGGAGCGGTAACCAACTTAAATTATTTCATAGCCCAATCTCCCGCGGGAGGGTCACTAATTACCAATATTACGGGATTTAAAGTTGAAAACCTTGGTGATACGGGACAAACTTTGGCTATTGCTCTTGATATTGAGGCTCAGAGCGGCAGCACTACCAATTACTCCATAAGGGCTTTGGGGACTGCTCCCAGTATCCATGAGCCTGCCTTGACTATTGGGACAACTACTGCACCGACTGCCAAGTTACATTTGGGGGCTGGTACAACTGCCGCTTCAACCGCACCTTTGAAATTAACTTCTGGATCATTGATGACTACGGCAGAAGCGGGGGCAGTTGAATTTTTGACCGATATAGCATATTTAACAATTACAACTGGTGCGGCAAGGAAAGAAATTACGCTAAATGATGCTGCTTTGACTTCGGGTAGAGTGCCTTTTGCCACAACCAACGGCAGATTGACAAGTGATGCTGATCTTACATTTGCTACTGATACTTTGACGGCAACTAAAATAGTCGGTACGACAAGTATTAAAGTAGGGACTGCCGCAGGATTCATTTCAAGTGACGGCTCAACGGGGGCGACGGGAAGTATTGATACTGCTACTTCGCAAATTGTAACAGTTAAAGATGGTATTATAACTGCAATTGTTTGAGAAAGAAGATGATATTAGATGGCAAATGATTTAGGTTTTTGGACAGGTGCGGATTTATCTGAAGTAGCGGTAACCAATAATCAGGTTTTGATTGAATTTGTCAAATTTCATATTGGTAAAGAAAAGACACATGAGGCTCTGAAAATATATGATAGACTTAAAGAGTATCTTGAGGGGGTGAGTTAATGAAAGTTATCACAAATAACTACGGCATTTACATAACCGCACCTAATACTAAAATGCTACAAGATGTTATTAAAGCGGTTCCGATTTGGTATGTTCCAGTAGTCATTTTCAATTACGCAAGAAACATAAAAAGATCAAAAAATAATGTTCAGGTTATAATTAAGACCGATGATGGCTATGAAGAAAAATTGAACTTTATTGATTTTTTCCGATATTTCTTGGGATGGCGGTGAGTTAATGAAAATTAAAGTAACCGAACCGATTTTAGATTATCAAGACAAACCTATACCAGAAACATCGGGAACAATCTCAATAGCAAATTTACCTGATGTTCAGACGCCAGAAGAAGCTCTTGATTGGTTTGAGAAACGGGAAGATTTAATCAAGACAGCAAAAACAGATTTGACTTGGCGGGTGATAATTGATATTGCACTCAATAGTGTAGCAAAAGGAGAGGTATCTCTACCATCAGAAAAACGGAATCACGCTTATCAGATTACCAAAAAAATCTATGAGCAAAATGAACCTGATCTTACTGTTGAAGAAAGAGCCTTTATTTTAGAAAGAATAGGGAAAATGTATCCATCTCCTTTAATAAATGGTCGGGCAAAAGAGATTTTTGAGGAAAAAAAAGAAGAAAATCCAAAAGTAGAGGAAAATTGATAAAGTAAAAATTATTTAACTTATAATAAATTAAGATGCCTTGGTCAGACGTTAGTAATCCATCAACGACTTGGGGAGTAGTCAGTAGCCCATCAACAATATACTCTGATGTAGCTTATTTTTTGAATGGCCGCCCTATCGGACTTTTATTGGTATTAACTTATTTTTTTGCTTCAGCCCCGGCAGTAACTTGGACAGCAATAACTAATCCAACAACAACATGGCAGTAACTTCGATTGCAATTACTCCTGGCTCCGGTGCAAATGTTTCAATAGATAGAATCAGTGGAGTTGATTACCAAAGAATAAAGTTAATTGATCCAACCGTTGATTCAACTACTCCATTAGGGGTTTCTACAATTAGCGGTGATAAAGTTCTCAAAGTTGATGTTGTTCAGAGTGTCAGTACAACGACTCTTGGTAATGTTGGTATTCTAGCGGGTGACAACAACATTGGAAACGTAGATATAGTTACAATGCCCAATGTTACTATCGGTTCAGCTCTTCCTGCTGGCACAAATTTAATCGGGGATGTTGGAATACAAGGAAGAACTACGGGCGGGCTTACGATATTTAGGAGTATTGATTTGGATGAAACTGAGGAAGAAGTTAAAGCAACAGCAGGAACGGTTTATGGAATTTATGCTATCAATACTACGGCTGCTCCTTTATACCTGAAAATATATAATGCAACTGCTGCAAATGTTACTGTAGGCACGACTACGCCTGTTTTGACATTGCCAATTGTTGCCAATGCGGATTCTGACGGAGCGGGAATGGTAATTTCAATAGTTCAAGGAATTGCATTTGGTACAGCTATTACAGCGGCAGTTACGACTGGGGTTGCTGATGCAGACGTGGGAGCACCGTCAGCTAATGCTGCAATAGTCCAGATTTTCTATGCGTAGGATATGCTTAAAAAATGAGCAATTATGGCAGTAACTCTTGATGCAATAAGTTCTGGAAGAAACTCAACGGGAGATATAACAGTTGCCCATACTATTTCTTCTGGCTCAAATCTAATCTTAATTGCCGTTTCTACCGTTCAAGACTCAAATCACGCTAATTTCCCAATTGTGTCTATTAAGTGGAATGGCACAAATCTTACAAAAGTTCGGCATGACGAGCCAGCAGGTAATGTAAGGACTGAAATTTGGTATCTTCTTAATCCTGCGGTAGGTACGTTTAACCTTGTAAAAGACACCACGGGGGCTTTGGGAGAATCAACCCTGGGTGCGGTGTCCCTCTTTGGTGCAGCTCAAACAGCACCAGAGGCAAATAACGGAGCAACAGGTACAAATAGCTCACCCTCGGTAGTTCTGACGACAATAGCGGATTTAGCGTGGAGTTTAACGGTGGCGTGTGCGGAGGCAACATTTACGGCGGTTAATAACAGCCAAACTGTTCTGACTGGGTATCCTCTTACCCAACAATCTTATGAAAATGCTGATGCTGCCCGTAGAGAAATTACGCCAGCAGGAGCAACTACTTTGGGATATTCATTATCGTCAGGTCAACCGTGGGCTATAAGTGCGGTTTCTATTACACCAGCAGTGGCAGCAAATAAAAGAAGATATACTTTACCTCTTTTGAATGTTGGGTAAAAATTAATTGTGATATAATTTAAAAGTGGCTGAAATTGTACCAACAGTTGATGAACTTTCCGATAATGAAGTTGCAATTTTATACAATCTTTTATTTTCAGAGATAACTATTCCTGTAAGAATAGCTATTCATGTTACTAATTTACAGAAATGGGTGAAGCGTTTAGTAAGCGCCAGAAATCTGGATAAAGAGCCAAAAGAGAACAAATTGCCACAATAAAAAGGTAATTTAGCCTATTGTGGGAAGAGAAAATCATCGAGAAGTGTTTTGGCATTCTTAAAGTGTCTTTGCCAAAATTGACGAGTTAATAAATTTGATGTTACACTAATATTGAACTTTTCCCGAAGGGAAAAACCCAGGGTTCTGTTTTTACAGAATCCTTTTTTATTGGAGTAGGAGAATAATGTGAACATGGCCGAAATTATTGCAGATATCAGAAGCTATTTGGATGAGGCAACGGCATCGGACTGGACAGCAACAGAAGTTCAAAGAAATATAGTTCAAGGATTCCATGAGGTTGCTGCTGCTGTTATAGAAGTTTATGAAGATTATTACATTACGACATCAACTTCCAGTTTGGTTGGTAGTCAGCAGGAGTATGCCTTACCCTCGGATTTTCTTAAAATACGAAGAGTAGAAATTAATTATGACATGGCTGATGCCAATGCTGTTTTCCAAAGAGCACTCCCTATTAATTTAGACCAAGTTCGTTGGAGATTAAATAATTCTTCTATAGGACCAAGAGTGACGGGTAATCCAGCTTATTATATTACCGGCGATAATATTGGATTTTTACCAGTACCAAATAAAGCAAGTGCCAGTGGATTAAAAATTTGGTACATTAAAGAAATTGCCAGTCCGACTTCTTTTACTTCCAGTGATACTCCAGACATTCCCTACCATAATCGTTTTTGCCCGTTAATTTCTTGGCGGGCTACAGCAAATCTTTTGAGAAAAGGACAACAAGAAAGTTCTGAATCCGATAAGTTTGATATTAAAGTTGAAGCAGGACTGGCCAAAATGAAGCAGTTTTTAGAAGACAGAATTGCAGAAGAAAGTAAATCAATTATAGATACTTCCGGTATGAATCTTGATTTTGGAGCACCAGTATAAATGCCATCGGCTAATCAAGAGATTAAACAGGTTGGGATAAGACTTGATGGAATTATTGAATCGACAGGGACGGCATCCGGATCGACAACATTAGCAAATGGAGAACAGGTGGTTTTTACAATTACTACTTCCAGTGATACTGGAGCAAAAGTATTTGTAGTTGCAGATGTTTCTTTATATGTGGGATCGGTAGCAGTCGCAAATCAATTACCGGGAGGATCAAGTATAGACGAATCACAATGGCAGATTATTGGACCTTGGAGCGATTGGGGAGCAACAAATAATGTAAATCATAAAACTTTGGTTTATGTCAGAAATATTTCGGCAGGATCGGTAACAGTTTTGATAAGGACAATATCAAGAGCAATTTCTAATTCAAGGACACAAGATACATCTGGAACTTAAAATGATAAAAGTATTAACTTTTAATGACGGGAGAATAGCTTTTGCTACTGGCAGGATAGATATACAACTCAACAAACAGAAAGCTATTAGTGTAGAAGAAATCGAATCAACGGATGAAATTGAAAAAGAACTTTTTGAAAGGCCTAAAAACATTAAGTTTGATAAAGATAAAAAGGAATTTTCTTTTATAAAAAAATAATGCAGAATTTGACTGAAATTAAAGAATCAGAGTTCATTGGGATGAATGATAAGTATCCTTCCCATCTGCTCCCTCCCGGGGTTTTCCAATTAGTAGAAAATGCTTTAGTTGCTGATAATAAAATTGCAAAACGCCCTGGCTCCGATAATATTGCCGCTTCCCTGGGAGCATTTTCTATTTTGGGAGTATCTGCTTATGAACCTACAGGCGGTACTAAAAGGATTATTGCTTACCGTAATGGGTCATCAAACGCCCAACTTTACTCTTGGGCCGGTTCCGGCGCTTTTTCCGCTATTGGCTCTGCGAATTTAACGATAGATGCCCCAATGAATTTTGCCCAGGCTTCAAACCGATTATTCGGGTTTAATGGCACGGATGTAGTTGATGTCAATTCTTCCCTTACTGTCACTAAAAACAGAGCAGGTATTCCGCTAGGCAAAATAGGGATTTGGTTTCATAATTATCTTTTTGTAGCCAATACTACAGCTAACCCTTCCAGGCTTGCCTTTTCCGATCTTAATGATCCAATAACTTTTACTGCCGCAAATTTCATTGATATAAATCCTGATGACGGGGACGAAATTACAGGTTTGGCAATTATTAACGATGAACTTTTTATTTTTAAGAAATATACAATTTGGACGATAACCGGATGGTCGGGATCAACTTTCAGTGCAACAACTATTGCCGGACAAAATACTAATTCCAAAATCTATGGTTATGGCTGTGTTTCTCATCAAAGTATTGTAAATACCGGCAGGGACTTATTCTACCTTTCTTTCTTGGGAGGGATACCTTATATTAGAAGTTTTCTCCAAACTACTTTTGCCGAAACAATAGAACAGGGTATTGTTTCTTTTGATATGGAAGGAACTTTAGATGGGGTTAATAAATCTCAATTGTCCAAGTGTGCGGGAGTCTACGATGGAAAGTATATCTATTGGGCTTTACCAAATGGAGCAAGCACTACCAATAATCTGGTTATTGTTTTTGATCCCGAAAAAAGATTTAAAGTTGGTAGAACAATTTATAGAAGTTGGGTAAGATGGGCTGGTATTACACCTTCTCAATATGCAGTTTCTACTATTTCAGGCAGGTCAAAAGTTTATTTTGGAGATGCAACCACAGGCGGTTTTGTTTTTGAACAGGGGACATCAACCTTCGATGATAACGGGACTGCTGTATCAATGGATGTGAGAACTAAGGATTTTATGCTGAGTCCTTCTAAAAAATCTAAATGGAAATATATTTATTTGAAATACGGTACGGGTTTCACTGGTACATTAACGGTCAATACTCGTGCTGAAAAAACCGTAAATTTCACTTTACAGAAGTCGATTTCTCTTGCAGGAACTTCGCCGGGGCTTGGCCCGACAGGAACTTTTACTTTAGGAACATCGGTTCTGGGAGGAGCAGATGTGGCTAAACAAAGAGTAAATTTGGCGGAAGTCACCGGCTCATTATTTGGGATTCGATTTAGAGAAATTACATCAAGTAATTGTGAACTTTTTGATTATTCGGTATTAGGATTTAAGAAAGGCTATAGAGATAGTTAATGATGAATGAAAGGAGGATAATTTGAGTACAATTTCTCGTGCTACAACGTGGGCAGACAACCAAGTATTAAATGCAGCTGATCTTAATGGGGAATTTAACGTAATATTTAATGATTATAACGGCAGTATCACAAATGCCAATATTTCTGCCTCGGCAGCTATCGCCCAATCTAAATTGGCAGGAACTTGGCCCGCTTCGGGCATTATTGTCGGTACAACCGATACTCAGACATTAACAAATAAGACATTAACTTCTCCAACGATTAACACGCCTACAATGACAGGGGCCTATGAGGCTTGGGTTACGGCAACAGACGGAGCGACAGTTACTTTTAACTTAGCATCTGGGAATAAACAAAGAGTAACTTTAGGTGGGAATCGTACTTTGGCTTTGTCCAATGTCCAGAATGGACATATATTTTTAATTAGACTCTTGCAGGATGGTACTGGTAGCAGATTAGTAACTTGGTTCTCTGGAATCTCTTGGGTAGGAGGGACTGTTCCTACTTTAACAACTACAGCAAATAAAGCTGATGTTTTTGGATTAATCCAAACTGCATCAGGTGCATACGATGGATTTATTGTAGGACAAAACATATAAATGGCTAATACACATTCTATTGATTTTGAAAATAGTTCTTCCCAATATCTAACTGCTTCTTCTTTAGTGGCTTATGCACCATCTAGTTATACATTTGAAGCTTGGGTAAAAATAGAAGCAGGAGGCATAGAAGGTGGAGAGATCATTACAAAAGATGATGCTACAAACCGTCAATTTGATTTTTCAGTAGGTGTGACAGGTGGATTTGACTTGGAACATTATGGAAATGGCGGTGAACAACACATAGTTAGATCAAATGTTAGTAATCCAATTACAACAGGTGTTTGGATTCATGTTGCAGTTACTAACAATGCAGGGACATTTCTTTTTTATAGAAATGGTATTGTTCAAGTTACCACCATTGCAGTCAATAATTATGTAGCTCAAGGTGATAAAGGTCATGCTCTTGAGATTGGTAGACGAGATATAGGAGGTTCACCTGCATATATGGATGGGTTAATTGATGAAGTAAGATTTTGGAATACAGTAAGAAGCGGTGCGCAAATTTTAGCAAATTATCAAACTGAACTTGTTGGTAATGAATCAGGGTTAATTGGTTATTGGAAGATGAATGAAGGTACAGAGACAAATGTGAATGATGAAACTTCTAATAATAATGATATGACTTTGATTAACACGCCAG